AACTCTGATATGACTACGGAACCGGCGCTCACGGCGTTGGCGTTTTTTCCTTTACTTTGAGGTATCTGCGCTCGTTTTCTTCCAGCACATCAAGCGCATCGTTCATGAGAGCCACGTCATACAGGGACAGGGTGCCGTCCTTCAGGCTCTCAAACTTGCACATGCCCTTGATTACCGGGCGGAGCAGGAAGTCCAGCCCGTCCGACAGCCTTACCCATGCAATCCCCTGGCCTTCAGGAAGCCCTCCAGGCCGGAAAGAGAGGGCAGGCCGGAGATAAAATCCGCAAGATTCTCCAGGATGACGTGATAGGCGATCTGGATCAGGGCGGGCAGATTCAGGCCGTCGAACATGGTGACGTTGTTGACGCGTAGCGGCGCCCACTTGTTCCCCGTCTGCTTGCGCTCTGTGACTTCCAGGCAGGCATTCAGGACATATTCCACATCCTCATCCGACAAAGCTGTGATGGCGTTGGTCAAGGGAGTGATCACCAAATTGATATCCCCCTTGATGTCGATAAGCTTGCCGGCCCCATCCTTTATGAACTGAATTCTTTCAGGATCGAGGCTCGCAAGGGCCGCAAGCTGTCCCATGCATGGTGTCAGGCGGCGCGCGATGTGTAGTTGACTGAAAGCGTTCAGCTTGCCCGATCTGTAAACATCTTTTCCGATAGTAAACTCCATAATGCTTCCTCCTTAAGCGCCGGCACCGAGCTTGGTATCGATTTTGCCCGCGTGGAATGTCCAGGCCAGCTTCGCGCCTTCCACCGCATAGGGGGTGGCGATGCCCTTGGCGAATGCCACCTCGGTACAGGTGATCATGTCGCCGGAGACCGGGTTACGAATGATGATGGTGTTCCGCCCGTGGTTGCGGCTGCTCGCGGTCTGGTAGTTATAGAGATTCTGCAGCCGCGCATTGGTGGGACTGGTGCGCAGCAGGGTCACGGTCACGGTGCCGGAGGCGTCGGCCCTGAGACTGTGCATCACCGAGCCGTCAGCTCCGATGGTCATGATGTTTTTGTCGCCGGTCGGCTCTACGGTGATGCCTTCCTCCGCGTTGCCGGAGCCGCTCCCCAGTTGGAAACTGCCCCCCGGCCCGTCAATGGATGCCTGGACATCCATAAAACCGTATGTGTTCATACCTTACTCCTACCTGTTGACGTCGATCTGAACATCGACGGAATGCACGGCGCCGGCCAGCTTGGCCGCCACCTGGATGGGCGGAGCCTTGCGCTGTTCCCGTTCGCTTTGCGGTTGATCATCCACAGGCTGCGCATAGATGTACCAGCCGGATTGCAGGTACTCGCCGCGTTCCAGTTCGCCGAAGCCGTCGGCATTCCACACACCAGGAGCGATCAGGCCGTTGTTCACGCCCTCATTCAGCGCCTTGCCGATGACAGTGACGATCTGGTTCACGCCGGCGTCAGTCTGGGGAATTTTCGTTTTGCTCTGGTAGAGCAGGTTCCAGCACTCGTTCTGAATGGCATTTTGCAGCCAATCCAGGCCATGCACCTCGTCAAAGAAGGCCCCGCTCGACATCACGCCTTCCTGCAGGATGGCGGTGTCGTTGTCGTAGTTGACGAAGACGTTGCAATTCTTGCCGGCCAAGGCGGCAGCTTGGCTTTCGGTCAGCCCTTCGGCAACAACTCCGGGCTCCTGCTTGAATTTGAGGGTGATGGTGGAGCGGTTGGCGTTGAAGTTGACGGTAAAGGCCCGACCAAAGGCCGAACACACGGCATAGGGATTCCTGCTATACTGCAGGAAGGTGCGCTTCCGGGAGAGCGCCCTGGACCTGGAGGCCAGATCATTGACCACCGTGGAGGACAACACCCGGCTGTCCGTGATGGTGACGCCATAAATACGGCTCTTGGCGCTGGCTTCAATAAAGCCGCCCACCGCCAGGTGTTCATCATCGGAGAGGGTGTCGGCAAAGACCAGGCCGTACCAGTCGCCAGAGCGGTCGGCCAGCTTGGCCGCACACTCCAGGGACGTTTCCGCATCAAACCCGGGTACAAGAGGCAGCGCCAGAGCGCTGGTCAGCGCCATGCGGCCGGAGAGATCTGTTCCGGAGCCTGCGTTGACCGCATAGCCGATCTCCTGTCCCGCTCCTGTGGCCGTGGTGACAACGGAAAAGTGATCACCATGCCACACGCAGCGGGCGTCGTCTTGGGCCAGCTTGGCGCTGATCACGCTGGCCACGCCGTTCATGTTGGTCTGGCCGGTAAAGTCCAGTCCTGAAACAGTCACGCCACGGGTGTTGATGACAATGCCGAAACTGCCGTTGGTGATGGTATTCCAGTTGGAGGCATCCAGATCCGCGTCATGCACCAGCCCGCCCTTGAGATAGGCGGAGCTATTTTCTTTGACAAAGCGCCCGATGACCAGGGTGTGCGGCCTGGGGCTTTGGGAGAAGAACAGCTCGGCGGCTTTGTATTCCGGCTCGTTCACGCCGAAGTCTTCCACCACGCCGGTAATGCCGGTATAGCGGCGGATTCGCTCCAAAGGATCTATGACATCGCTGCTTCCGGCAATGCACAACACGCCGAAGTTGCGCCGGGGCGAGGCTTTGGGCTGCAGGTTGACGGTAACGCGAACAACGCGATCCACGGACAAGGCTCTACTCATGATAACTCCCTATGGTTCGCGCCAGCAGGCGCGTGGGCAGGCTTGGCAGCCGAGGGGCATACCGATGCCCGGCTTGCCGCTGTCGTTTTTTGAGTGATCGGAAACAAGCGTTCCGTCCATTTGTTGTAAGTTCAGGACTGCGTAGGTCCGGCTGGTCATGAGCTGGAAGGTCAGGGAAAGGTCGGCCCTGGCCCGCCACTGCATGGCTATTAAAGCCGGCACGGGAACGATGCTCCCGGCTCTGGTAAAATTCATGTTATGCTCAAGCAGTATTTTCCGGTTCTGCGGCACATGCAGGCCCACACGAAAGGTGCGGGCTAAATCCATGTGCCGCGGTCCGTAAAAGGACGCCAGCACGGTCAGGGTCTCTAAATCCGTTATTTCATCGTAGCCATCACCCTCATCGTTGCTGTCGCTATCCGTAAGGCTATCGCCAACGGCTACCGCGCCGTGATGGCGGATTACGGGGAAGTTATGAGGATCGTGGCGAGTAATGCCGAAGGCGCACCAGTCCGCCTGGGGGCCCGGCTCATCAGGCGGAGAAGGCTGCCAGCGCGGGCGCACCAGCGTGCCGCAGATCCCGGTGATGCCGACAATCAAAGCCTGGAGCACGTCCTCAATATCCGTCTGCTCGGGAGCCTTCTGTCCGGGAACCGGAGAAAGCCGGAGGAAGCCTCCGGTGGCGCTGGTATTCATTGCCGCTCCAATACAGCGATGGCCTTGGTAAATCCGGCGTGTTGCTGCCAGGGCTCGGCCAGGGCCACCCGGTAAACACTTCCCTCGTGGTAAACACGATCGGCTTTTTCCTTTTCCTCGCCGACAGTCAGGGGCGCGGGCGTGAATATCAGGATGCTTGCCTTCATGCGGTCGGCATCCTCCAGCACTTCCCGCTCCTTGCCCGGCGCGGGCTGGATATTGCCTTCCGCCGGAAATTTCTGTTCCGCAAACTCCGCGCGGCCCTTGTCGTTGACGGTCTCGGTGATGCGGCCGTACTGGAAGGAACAGCCGCCCATTTCCGGGTCAGTGATGATATCGAGCAGATCCATTACCGACTCCCCCTTTTGCGAATCACGAATGTGTAGGCCTTGCGCAGTTGACTGGTGTCGATGAGCGGATTTGTCCGCTCCCTATCGCGCCTGGACTTCTTGCGCTTGGGCTTGCCCTTCTTGTCCGTCAAAGCGACGCCCTGGTCGTTTTTGTGCAGGGGCTGGTAATCCAGAGTGCTGTCTGCCAGTGCTGGCCAGTCGTTATTGACGAAACGCGCCCGCACCGCATTTTGCCCCAGGAGACCGATCTTGTTCAAAGCCGAATCAACAGCCTCCGGCTTGCACTCCAGGGCCTGTTTCGCAGCCTGCTCAAGGAGCTTCACCGCTTTATCCTGGATGTCCTGGATGCCTGGAACAAGATGCGGCCTGGCCGGGATGTTTTTTTCCGGTACACCATGTTCGTGGATGTAGGCGAGGTAAGCGTTGCTGATGCCGGTATCGCCCGCTTTCTCCCGGGCCGTTTTGTCCTCGGGAATGCCGATGTACGCATCCTTATCCGTCAGCGCCTGCATGGCACGGCCAAGCTGCGAGAGATTATTCCGTACTTCCGTGACGTTAATGGTTGGCCTCATACCACTGCCCCTCCGACACCAACGAGTTGCACCAGTTGCCAGTACTGCTGGCCGTATATGGTGAGATTCCATTGACCGGCAGCCGAGTCGCCGGAAGATGCGCCCCCGGCGCGGGTTTCAGATTTTGACACCCCGCCGACGGTCTTGCTGGAAGAGACAACTGCTCCGGAAGCGGCATTGATTCCCCCGGTTCCGTCTTTTCCTTTGGCCGCTTCCCGCTCAAGAGTCAGATAGTGGGCCACACGCAGCCCCATGCCTTCGGGCAACAGCTCGCCCCACCGCTCGACGGACATGCTTTTTCCGGCCAGCGTCAGGGCAAAGCGCACCCGGGCATCCGGGAACAGTTCATCCGTGAACTGGGGAAAGGCCTCTCTGAACTCTTGAACGGTCAGCATGCTTATTCCGCCTCGGCCTTTTGGACGTAGATACCATCCGGGCCTTCAGCCAGGATGACGCCCTTCGCCCCGGCAAGGAGCAGATCGGCAAGCACAGCTTTTGTCGGACTGCCCGAAGGAATAGTGATGTCGGCGTCCTCACACAGCGTCCGCAGTTGAGCCGCCGTCAGGGCCAGCAACTCTGTCCTGGTGACCCGGGAGAGGATGCCATCACTCTCGGTGGCGTCGGCGCCCTCACACTCTGTCTCCGGTTGAATCTCCGTCAACACCTGCTGTTCCTCACTGGTGACCTGGACGGTGTCGTCTGCGTCGCCGGAGCCTGCTTTTTCTTCCATATCGGCAAGCAGCTTGGCCCGGCCTTCCTCGATACAGCCCTGGACGAACCAGTGCCCATACTCCTCTTCGCTGAGGGTGTGTTCGCCCTCGGTGAACTTGCGCACGGGCGTTTCCGAATCCAGGCGCAACTCAAAGGGAAGAATGACGAGTATTTTATACATGGATCACCTCCTACAGGCCGTCGGCATAGGCCACCGTTTCCGGGTAGACGAACTCCACCACGCCGAACTTGGCGTAATAGGTGGTGATATGGTGCAGACCGCGAAATTCCACCGGCGTGTGGTTGATGGGCACCAGAGGGAAACGCACGTATTGTTCGCCCTTGGTGTAAGCCACGGCCCGGCCGGAGCCGCCCACGCCGCGTTTGTCCAGCCACTTCAAAGGGCTGATCACCAGAGGCTTGCCGTTGATGCCGTTGGACATGCAGTCCTTGGAAACGTAGTCCAGAATGCTCCGGCTGCCGGCCGAGGTCACCGGCTGGCTCAGGAGCGAATACTGCTTGGGCGGCAGCAGAAGGTGAGTGGGAACCATCGTAAAAGTGCTGCGCTCCCAGGCGGCGTTCAGGATGTTGTTGATAGCCTCAAGGATTGCATCGGGATCTCTGCCCCAGGCTCCGGAAACGTTGGCCGGAGGGATGGCCGGGTTGTTGATCAGGCCGGTTTTGCCCACGGCGGTATCGCCGATATAGACCATCTCGTCGATGTCCATATTGTACTTGAGCTTCAGTCCCGCCATTTTTTGCTGATCCAGCGGACGCCCGAGCTGCTGCGCGGCTTCCAGTTCCACGATGGAGTACCCGAGCTGCAAGGCCCACAAGTACATGGGGGAAGTCGGCTTGTTGATGTCCACTTCAATGCCGGGGATCTCCGTGGACGTGGAGCTGATGAAGTTTTTGCCGTTGGAATTGGGCGTGCCTGCGGCTGCGAAGTCGGTACGGGAGAAGCTGGTGCTTTCGTCACCGATGGACACATCCGTGCGCAGGTCAATGTCCCGCCCCCAGGTCTGTATGGAGAGCGGCTCATGCAGGGTTTTGTCAAAGCGCTCCAGTTCCCCGACAAAGAATGCGCCGGTAGAATCAATGGTGCGCTGGTCGTATGTTTTGAATGCCATTCCTTTTGTCTCCCTATATGTTGAACGAGATTTCCACGTTGCCGGAAGCGTCCGCCGCGCCCTGGAACTCGCAGCCGGGAATGACCGTTCCGCCGGAGGCGACAAGGCTGCCCGCAGCGGCCCCGGTGGTGACGAGATGCACGGGCGCGTTTTTGGCCGCGGTTCCGCCAGGAATCTTCACGGTCATGTAGCCGCTGCGCATGACGGACTGCATCGTGTTGGCCGGAGCCGAGCCGCCGCCGAGCTCGGCCATGTCGCTCTGGGTCGGAAAGGGGCTGGCCAGGAAGCCATAAATGACGCTGGGGGTATCGCCGGAGACCAGGGGCACGAGCTTGCCGTCAACGATTTTTCCCGGTGCGCCAAAGAGCATCGCGGCTCCGAGCAGTACGGGCTCCAAAGTAACGCCGCTTTTGCGGCTGACCCGGCCGGGAATGCCGGCGGGCATACGAACAAGATATGCGGACATGCCTAACCTGCCTTTTGGTCATAGAATTTTTTGTTCAAAGCGTTGATTTCCTCCGGGGTCTTCGGCTTGCCAAAATCACGCACCGAGGCTTTGGCGTTAACCAGGCCGTCCGCTGTTTTGCTGTTGTTGACGTGCCTGGCCACTTCCGCCGTGGCGCAGAAAGCCGCGTCAAGCTCGGCCTGGGACAGGCCGTCCAGGGTGCGGCCCGCAAGGAGGCCTTCCACCATGCCCTTCAATGCCTCATCCTGCATGGCCCGACGCAGGGACAGCTTCTGCACGGCCGTAAGACTGTCTCCAACCCTGACGACAAGGCCGGAAGAAATGGCCTTGGCCCGGCCCACTGCGGCCGCGTCCGCCACGCGGGCGCGCACGGCATCCCCGGTCTTTGTGCTTCCGGAGCTGTCTTTTTCCGCTTCCCCGTCCGCCTGGCTTTTCGGCTCTGCATCGTCGGTCTCGGCGGGAGGAGCATCATTCGTACCTTTGCCCTCCAGCAGGGTGCGCACCAACAGCGCCAACTCCTCCACCTGGGCCTTGAGCGCCGCGAAATCATCGCCGCTGTCCGTGGCCGGCTGCGTGTTTTCTTGCGATTCCTGCGCGGATTGCGCTTCATCGCTGACCGCTGCGGCGGCAGCCTCGTCAGCCGTCTTGCCCGCCTTCAGGTGTCCGGTGAAACGGCTCCAAAAGCCTGCTTTGCCAGTTGCCTTTTGTGTCATCACTCTCTCCTTGCTATCGGGCCGGGCATCGCTGCTGTCGCCATCCGCAAGACTCGCAAAACCTCGTCTAACGGCTGCCGCGTCCTTGATCCCCACGCGCCCGCCCGCCCTGCCTTGAGAAACCAGGGCGATATGGTTGCCGATGATATTGATTTGCCTGCCCACACCGGGCCGGATTTCCTCGTAGTCCGCGTCATAGCCGCAGGAAACCTGCCGCAGCCGCCTCTCCCGCACGGCGGCGATGCCCTCGGCATCAGTGATCAGCAAATCCGCCAGCAGCAGGTCCGCCTCGCTTCCCTTGCCTCGCCGCACGTTCATGGCCACCCCGCAGGTCAGATCCCGCCAGTTGTCCGGGTTGACATCCTCGGGATGGTCGATGGTGACGCTTTTGCCTTCAAAGGAGGCAATGGTCGCGGGAGAAAAGACCTCCGCTTCTTCGCGCACCACCAGCACCAAGCCGGAAGGACCGGGAGCGACCGGAACCTCATCAGGCTTGTATTCCTGCACGCCGGTACGGGCGATGGGCACGCCGATACAGAGCAGGTAGCCCTCGGGCGTCTCCTGGATATGGGGGGAGAGGCTGTGCGTGGTGTAGTAGCGCATGGTTGAAACCTAGCGGCGGGCACAAAAAAAATTCACCCTGAACTATTTCAGGGTGAACCTTGTTTGCAGTGAAGCGGGCGGGCGGGCGGTTGGCCGTCAGGAAGGCTGCCCATCGGATCGATTTTAAGGCGTTTACGGGCCGTTTACGAGACGCGCAAAATTATTTTACCAACCTGTGCCGCTCTCCTTCGATAAAAACGCAACTGGAGGCATTTGTGGCGTTTTTTAAGACGCGCGCTCTACAAGCTCCAAGTCTTCAGCAGCGACAACCAGCGTGACGCTGTTGATATCGTCAGCGCTGCCTGAACTGTCGAGATCAAAGTCCACATGGCAATAAGGAACCTCGGGGCGACCGACAATAACAGTTCCCACCTCACCGGCGGGCACGGTAACAGGATCGCCATAGGGGTCTTCTCCCTGCAAGGGGCGGATGGTTCGCACCATATCCATCTCGTTGTAACCGTCAATAGGCACGATTCTTCCTCGGAATATAAATGGTCGTCAGCCTTGGCCGCATGGAAATTTTACGACCGCTCTCATCCATGTCATATATCCAGCCGGTCACAACGTCAACGGTTTTGCCGTTTGGTCCGGACACAGGCGCCATGACCTTGAAGCGCTCACCATATTTATCTCTCCCTATAGGCACGGCTTCGGCATAGGGCAAAAAGGCCATGACCTGATCGTGGATCATGTCCGCATGTTCCTGGGTGGCGCCGATGGCCGCCTTCCACTTTCTGGCCTTGTCTTTTCCACCGGGATTGTCCGGGTCCAGTGAATACCTGCTCAGCTTGCCGTATTTGTCAAAGCTGGCCTTATCCACGCCGACCAAGGGAGAGCCGGGCACATGTGGTATGACCGCGCTGCTTTCAGTCCTTTCCCATTGGCTGTAAAGCGTCTTTTGCCCGCTGTTCTGGGCTTCGGCCGCTGTTTGCAGGGGCGGCTTGTACACTCCGCCGTCAGGGTTGGGGATAACCGGCTCGGGGTAGCAGCGGCAGTTGGGAAATTCTCCGGCGTGGCCTTCCATCTTGTCGATGGCGGGGCGCTCCGTCCATTTGACGAACACGCCCTCCATCGCCCTGTGGCTTTCCCGGGTGTCGCCGTCCCTGGCCGTGCGCCATACATAACCGGTGGAGCCGACGCTCTCGGCCCTGGCAAGGGTGAGCGCGGTACCGGCCTTGCTGACCTCCGTGCGGGCGATGGTGCGGGCGCGGGAAGCGGACACATGGGCGATGCCGGGAAGGCGCTTGGCCAAATCTTCCGCCCGGGAGCCCATAGCCAGATTTTCCGCCACCGCCTCGGCCACCTGGTCGGCCGTACCCGTGACCAGGGACTTGATCAACCCCGCGTTGTACTCGATAGCGGCGCGGGTAGCTTCTCCCACCCCAGGGGAATGAAGCAGGCGGCGCATGTCCAGACCGGCACGCCGGGCCGCGCTGGACCAGGCCTGCACGTTCTTGCGGTTCACGCCCGCCATCATGTTGGCGGCACTTTGCCGAGCCCAGGGGCCTATGGCGTCCGCGTACTCGCGCAGCTTACGTTCGATCTCTTCCGGAAACCCGTCGGAACGGATGATGCGCTCTATCTGCGCGGCGAGATTGAGGAGCTGGCGCTCGTATGTCTTCTCCGCCGAGCGGGATGGAGCCCAGGCATTGGAGTCGGCCCGGGCTTTGGCAGCGTCCGCCCACGCCCAGGGCCGCTTCCAGGAGAGAGGAGAAGGAGATACAGGGTTAGAAAGACCCATCCGGCATGCCTTCCGGCAGGGTCGGCGCTGCGTCTTCCTGCTTCGCCGCCTCGATATCCGCATCAGTGATGCCGGAGAAACGTCCGGAAACACGGGAGGAGTCTTTCAGCGCGGCCAGGGATTGGGCCTTGGTGGTGATGCCAGCGCCATGCAGCCCGGCCACGTTTTGCGCATCAGACGTTCCGATCTGGCTCTTTTCCAGTTCCGTGGGCATATACAGGCTCTGGTACTCAAAGCCGAAGTCCTCCGGCAAGGCACACCCCAGGTGATGACGAGCCAGCACGTTGAAGAGCACGGTATCAACCGGGCGTTTGTCATCCTCAAGCTGTGTCATCACCGTGTCGTAATAGGTGCGCAAATCCGACTCCCCGCTGGAAAAGCCCTTGGGGCTCTGCCCCAGAAGGCGCACCAGGGGAATGGCCGTGGCCCCGGCAATCTGCTCGGAAAACGCCTGCAGCGCCTCGTAAATGCCGGCGAAGGTCCAGCCGTGGGTCTCAAAGCTGTCGTTTTTATCCAGCAGGGTGATCCCTTCGTTGGACTGCAGCATCCGGATCAGCGCGAACATCTTGTGCAGGGCGGCCTCGGCCTTGCCTCCCGCGGCCAGGATTTCCCGGTACCGGTCAACGCCGATCACCCGTAAAAAGGATTTGTGCATGAGGTTGGCCGCGCCGTGCGTAGCCGAGTCCAGGGCCAGGGCCAGGATACGGTCATAGGCCCGATCCACCACGGAATCGCCCCAGTACTGGTTATCGCGCCGGGCAATGCCCGGCAGATCCACACCTGAAAAACGTAAACAGCGGGTGTGATGAACCCTGAGCCCGGTTTGTGTGTCCGAATTGATGGTGTAGTACAGGGGATAGCCGAGCATGGGGCCGAGCTCTTTTATTTTTTCATAGGAGGGGCTTACCTCATGCCGGTCCAGCACGAACAAGCCTTTGAAGCTTCCCCTGCCTATCGTGGCAATATCCAGGGGCGTGGTCATGTCCTGGCCGTCGATGAGCATGACGGCCAGGGCGCCGCCATATAAGCGGCCCCATTTGACAGCATCGGTGAGGCGCCCCGGCACCCCGCAGGCGCGATAGGTTTTCAGCAGCGCGGAGACATCCCCCTGGACAAGCGCCCCCTGGATATCAAAGTGGCTGCGCACCATATCTTCGGCCACCACATCCACCATGCGGCCCACGATCCAGGAGGTGCGGTACATGTCCAGCAGCTCGTCCCGGTTTCTGGTGACATACTTGCCGGGCGTATAGTTGCTGCGGGCCAGGAGATTATCCTGCCCCAAGCCAAGCCTGGCCGCAAAATTGTCAAAGCCGTCCCGGGTTCTCCCGGCCCTGATGGGCACAGTGGCGGGCCGTGGGCGTGTATGGCGTATCATTATATATAGAACCTCATCATGCTAAAGCCTCCCATATAGATAAACCGTGGGCCTTGAGGTAGCGGAGCGCCTGGGTCATGGCGTCCACCTGGTCGTCATGGGGAGCAGCCGGAAAAGTGACTATCTCTTCCTCAAAATCAGACACCCAGGTTGCGTACTCATTCTCGGGAATGAAAACATTTTTCCCCGCCCACAGCGGAGTGACGGCATAGGCCCGAGACACCTTGGAGCCGTCAGGCTGCACCGGGATCAGGCCGGCCACCTGGTCTTGCAGATCATCCAGTACCGCCGGGCCGTTGGCCTTGTCTTCAATCAGTATGCCGAAGGCCTGGGGATACTGCGCGGCCATCGTCTTGATGGCCGCCCGGCTGACCGTATAGGACATGCGCGAACGTACCTGGTGCAGCAGGTAATAATTGACGCCCTTGCGAGCCCATACTTGTCCCACCACGTAGTCGGAACCGTCCGTATCCTTGAAAGTCATGTCCCAGGACAGGACCATCTCATCAAAGGATTCCGGCAAATTCCCCACGTTCCAGCGCTGAATCCAGGCTTGCAGAAAAATGGCGCCACCTTCCGGAACCGGGCGCTGCTGGTAGAGAGCGCTCCACTGGTTGGGGGAGAGGGCGGCTTTGACTTCCAGCAGTTTTTCCAGCGGGTGCAGTTCGGGCACCAGGGGCCTGTTGTCCTCGCCGAGAGCGGGAAAGGAGAGGGTTTTGGCCCGGGGGTTGTTTTTGGCCACCACGCCGGAGAGATCGTCCAGCGCCCATCTGGTGGCCATGATGATCTGCCCGGATTTTTTGGAAAGGCGCGTCAGAAAAACCGTATTGTACCAGCCCTGGATGCTGCGCTTGATGGTGGCGCTACGGGCCTCCTGCTCGTTTTTGATGGGGTCGTCAATGATGCCGAGATCCAGGGACTTGCCCGTAAGCGGGCCGCCCACGCCGGTGCAGACGTAATAACCCTTATGATTCGGCACAGTAAATTTTTTTAGAGAGCGCTGCGCGCCCGGGTCAGGGTTGCCGAGCCAGGAATCGGGAAATACTGCCCGGTAACGCTCATCAAGCATAATGGCCTGCACGTCGCGGCTCATCTCCTCGGCCAGATCGGCGCTATAGCTGCACGCGCCGATTTTCAGATGCGGATATTTGCCCAGGGCATAGGCCGGAAAGTACCGTGAGGCCAGGGTGCTTTTCCCGTGTTGGGGCGGAGCCTGGAGAATATCAATGGGCCGCTCCTCCGCGACAAGGGCATCCAGGAGGCGGTCCAGCTCGGCGCAGACGCGCAGGGAAAACTCGCTATGGATATAGTCCGGCTTCAGAAACGAAATAAAGGCCGCAAGGGAACGCCCGGCGCGTTCCGCTTCCAGCCTGCGCAGCTCACGCTCGGCCAGGGCCGCATCAAGCTGTTTTTCCGGCGAGCTCCGCGATTCTTTGCTCAAGTTCTTCATCCGACAAGCCCTTCAGGTCTTTGGCGCTGCCGAGCGCCTGGACGCGGGAGCGCATTTCTTCCTCCACCTTCCTGCGCTCCTCATCCCGGATGCGCTTGGCAAAGTCCTGCTCCAGATGCATGGCATGGGAGAGATCTTTCAGGGAACGGGCTATCTTGGCCACTTCCGCCGCGTCAAACGTGGAGTTGGGATCAGCCGCCCGTTTCTGCATGGCTGTAAACACGAGACCCCGCAGAATTTCCACCAGAAGCCGCCCCTGGTCGCCTTCCAGGCTTTCCGGGCCAAGCTCCTGGGCGAGAGCGCGGGCATATTCCCGGTTTTCCCGCATGGCCTTGGCGGTCTCGTTGAAGCTGGCCGCATATCTCCCAAGGGCGCTGCGTGAAGGGACCGCCTCCTTTTTCTCGCAGCACCCGACAATGAAGGCATGCAACTGATCAAGGGTCATGTCTCCGGCCATCAGGGCACGGTCCAACTGCTTGCGGACAGCGGACGGCAGGCGGAGCACGGTACTTTTGCGGGGCATGTTTACCCCTTCGGCCCCGGTCTTTTGACGCCGGGAATGATGGCGCGGCCTGTGGCCGCATCCAGTCCGCGAGAGGTGAGCTTCAATACCAGCACCGGCCCGAGCTGCTCATGGGTAACCAGCCCCACATCTTTCAGCCAGGCCGCATCCCCATGAATGACATCCCGCGACTCCCGGTGCCCCACAGTATCCAGGGCATCCTGCAGGAGGCTGGTATTCATCCGGTAGTCCGGCTCTTCCGACAAAAAGCGAAGGATGACAAGGCGGCGATCCTCCGCGCAGACTTCCGCATACGATTTTACGCCCGACATTATGACTTCCCCCTGAGATAGGTGTCCACACGGTCAAGCTGATGCTCCACCCGTTCCATGAGCTCCCGCTGCCCGGCTACCGTGGCTTCCAGCTTACTTTGCGACCCGCGCAGTTCTTCAAGCTTGAGCAGGATATTATGCACGTCGCCGTATTCGGGCAGATTTTTTATGTGCTGTTGCAGTGCGCCAAGTTCACCGCCGATATTGTTGACCCGCTTTTCCAGGTCTTTCACCTTTGCCTGTTCTGCCAGGACGTTTTCCCGGTGTTCGGTGCAGCGCCTATGAGTGACGAACCTGGTGCCGAGGAACAGCAGGACGCCGCCCAGGATCAACGTGGACAGCAGCATGAACAGGGGCCAGAGCTTCATGAGGTCCAGGAGGAAAGTAGGAACTACACTGGTGCCGCTCATTACCGGCTTACCCCTTTGTACTTTTCATAGGTGCGCAGGCCGCCGAGGCCGAGCATCCCGCCGATGATCACGCCAAGCTCGTACACGTTCACGGCGGGCATCTCGATTGCTACGCCGTAAACTTTCAACACGACTTCCACTATCGGGAAGACTACCCACGCCAGGACCATGCCCGTAACGCCAACCCAACCCACCCCAGGCCGCCACCCGGCCACAAAGATAGAGCGGTGCGCGGCTTCAGTTTGCGCCTTGTCACACTGCTGCAAGGCCGCCATTTTGGCGAGTTCGCCGGACTGCTCAAGCTCGACAAGGCGCAGCCTGGCCTTTTCGGCCTCAGTTTTATCCGGGAAAATTTTGTCGATAACCGTTGAGACAAGGGTAAAAACACTCATGCCCCCACCGCCTTCATGATCGCTTCAAAGGTCAGGCCCGGCCTGGTGCGGCTGCTCACAACGCTCTGGCCACGGAGCTTGTAGCCGATTACGTTTTCACGTTCCCGTCCCGGCGCGACGGCCAGATGAACCCAACCGCCGCCCATGCAGATTTCTTCCAGCAAAAGTTCGGTATAGAGGCCGTGCTCGTGAAAGAACCTGAAAAGCTCCACGATGGTGACGCCGTCCGGGTTCCGGCTGCCGATCTGGATATCGAGCGCATGCCCGTGGCTGTGGTGCGAGGTGGGGGAGCCTCTGACCGCAGCATTGAGAGCGGCGGAGCGAAAGCCGGAAGTGATGTTCAGCGCCACGCCGAAATGACTACGCGCGGCCTGGGCTACACGGGTCACGCGCTCCAGGTTGTCCCATATACGCTGTTCGGTAGGTGCGTTGTTGATGCCGCGCGCCCTGGCTGTGGCGCTGGCAATGAGTTCCGCATACTTGAAATTCGGTGCGCCGGGCACGGCGTCATGCAGGTTTATTTGCATAAATAAAGCCCTCCTTACATACCGAAGTATAGAAGGAGGGCTTCAGAATTCACCCTGAACTATTTCAGGGTGTGAGGGCAAGGCCATACAGCGCCAATACCCTGACATTACAACAAGGTCAACTGTTCCTGCTTCGGCGCCATGTTGGCCACGTAGTAAACGTAGCGTTCCGTCACCCCGCACTCCAGGGCGATATCCCGCCTGGATTTACCCTGGGACAGCAACTGATGCACCCGCTCCTTGTGCGGCTCCCGTTTGCCGTTTGGCACGATGATATACTCGCCCTTGAACTCGGCGCACAAGGCCATCATGCCCCGGAGGCCCACGATCCGCGCCAGATCGTGTGTGCTGCTGGCGTGGTGTGGCACATAGATTTCCACGCCGCCGCGGACATGGCACAGGGTATTCGCCATATCGCGGCCAAGGATTTCTATGAGGTCCGGCATGGAAACCCACATCAGGGCGTACCTCTGGATGCTTTTTTACGTTTCCCGTCGGCATTTGACTTGCCTGCGCAAGCCGCTGCCAACGGGCGGCTGTTTTTGGGAACAACGGCCCGACCCCATTCTTCACAGTACCGGCCCCTGCGCTTCGCATCGCGGATCAGGGCGGCGATAACAGCATCCAGATCCGCGGCTGTGATCTCCGGCGAAGAGAAGGAAGTTATTTTCCCCTTGGTATGGCGCTTCAGGATGGTCACGGCATACCCCCAGGGCACGTCCGTGCCTTCGGCCCGGCCCTTTTCCGCCAACAGCGCCTCGATTTTTTTCAGCTTGGGCTCCAGACCGGGTTCGTCAGTGTCCGGAAGCTGGTGACGGCCCTTTTTGGCCTTGAAGCCGAGGTCGGCAAAATGGATCAGCAGGCTGTGGAGTTGGTCATTGGACAAATGCTTCGCGCTGCGCACACCGAAGTTGAGCTCAATGATGTAGCGGTACGTGTCATCATTGAAGTTGGGGAGTTTCTGCATCAGCTCTTTTTTAGCGATGTGAATTTTTGCCAGCATGGATTTCCGCTGATCTTCTTCGCACGTTTTTCCACGCTTCCGCTTGGGGGGCTTCTCCGGAGCAGGGACAGGCGCAGGCGTGGGAGCGGATACGGGCGGGACAGGCTTGCGCGGAAACTGAATGATAATTGCTGCCATAGCGCCTCCTACCGCACCCGTCGCAGGGTCACATCGTTGCAGCAGAATTCCACGGCGCCCTGGCCGTAGACCCACACCTGGACGTACCAGCGGCCATCGCGCTTCTGATACGGAGAAACCCTGACGTGGCCGGTTATATGGAACGTATCTTCATCCGAATGAACACGAACTTCAGCTTTTTCAGGAAGATATGGCGCTGTCTCTTCCGCAGGCAGCTCACCATCGTTCAGCAGCGCGGCCACCAATTCGCCTATGGCGCTGTAGGTCAGGAAACTGTACTTACCCGTGGGGCAATGCCAGACATCATTCACGCGCACCCGGAACAGCCCCGCGTCGCCGTTCTCCTCCGGCCATTCCGTGGCCGGGAACAGTTCCAGCGAGAACATTGCGGCAGCCGTTGGCGGGTTTTCCCCGCATACGGATGGCGACAGCCGCGATTTGCCCTCTGTACGGAGCAAAATGGAGTCGGATTTTTTACGCTGTTCTGCCATGTAGGGCCTGCATTGACTTTTGAAACATTATGCCGGAAGAAAAAGAAAAACCTTGCTGGAGGATACTGTGGCGAAGCCCCATCTTCCTGTGGAAGTCATCCAGAAGACCAAAACGCCCGAGGCGTTCATCGCCATAGCGTTTATCGCGCCGCGCTCTCAACAATGGGAGTATGTGCGCGGTCTGCTCAACAGCGCGGATGAACTTTTCACGCACGGCAATGTCACTTGCGGCTTGTTCGCCCAAAATCCTAGCTCCGTTGAGCTCGCGCACCGCATTCTGGAAGTCGCCCTGGATTGGAAAACCTGCCATTTGTTTATAAACGGCGTGCCTGTTGTTTCGATAAAGCAGATTAGATGGCTGCCATGCTTCATTTCGTCCTTGAAAGTCAAAGACTTGAAGGCACACTGCATACGATCGCGCGTGATCGGCAAATATATTGAGAACCGATATATTCAATACACAATCTTTGAACCCTGCCGGTTTATGCCGAACCACGAGTGGTTTCACGAAGATCATCCATCTTCTTTTGAAGATCAATTTCAAGCCACTGCCGTCAGGCAAGGGGTTGACCAATGCCCGCACAGCGGCAAATTCCTGACCGAGCGGCCTAAGAAGTTGGCTAGCGGACTCGATTTTATGAAAAAAGCGGGGTTTTACTACTGAACCACGCCAAGCCCCCCCACCGTGCGGGGCTTTTTTTTCGGCAAAAATAAGTGTCGGCTCGCTTGACTTTGGCGCTAATTGCTGCCAAATAGCGAAAAAAGGAGGTGTAATGCGAGAAGCATCCCCCGAAAAATACGCGAAAGCTCTTACTGTTCGCGTCTCGGAGGAGGAATACCGTAAACTCAAGGAGTTGGCGGAGCGGGAAAGGCGGACTATGAAGGCGCTACTTCTTATCGCCTTTGATAAAGCCTTTCCCGATTGGCGGAAACAATGAAAAACGGCTTGGCCGGGTGTTAGCGCACCACGGCCAAGCCTAACCCTAACAGTACCCCAGGAGGTACCATCATGGCTGAAAACAGCATATCTATTCTTGCGTCTGGCGACAA